GAATGTGTTTTAAAAAAAGGAATCATATTACCAATATAGATGGTAACATCGATTTGTCAAGATTATATCACTAAATCTTTAATTAAAATATTGTAACAATCTGATTTAAACTTCCATTTACCATTACCTCTAGGGTCTATCTGCCCTTTCTTACCGAATACAGCTTTATCGTAAAAATCTTTCTTTTTCATAAAACCGTAAACATATGCTATAGTGTTAGATTCATTAACACCAACAAAGCAATAAGCATCACACTTTTGCTTAGTATTATAATCAGAAACATTTAAGTTCCAATTTTTGTTTGGGGTAAATTGGTCTGAGAACTTTTTTGTTTTTATATCTATTTTGTAATCTTTGATTATTGTATCATAGTCATAAGTATTTTCGCCATTTCCTTTGTAAGCGTCTTTTACAATAATTTCTCCAACAGCACCCGCAAGATTACCCTCTCCTTTTGTGATGCTGTTGTTTAATTCTTTAAAATCAAAAAGCTTTTTAGCTCTATCTAATTGATCTTTTGTGATTGTGAATTTTTTCATAAATGTCTAGGACAACCTTTATAATATTTAATTGAATGTTTGCCACCCTCTGGCACCATACTTTTATCAAAATCTTCTTGGAAACAAGATATAGTATGTTCTCCGTCTGCATCTAATATTTCTACATAAAAGAAATCAAATTTAAAAGGGCAATGCCACATTAAGGAACCATCTTTTTTCAGTTGACCTTTTTTCTCAGCAAAACCACATTGCAGTCTGCCGCTAAAAGTATTATCATCTGGAAAGCCTTTATCGTATGCAAAATTACTTTTGGCTGTAGATTCTGTAAAATTTTCTAGATAGTTTTGTATGTTCGCTAACTGCATTTCAAAACCTTCTAAGTCATCTTCCTCTAAAGGCGTCATTTTTAATAAGCCTTCTTTTTTTAAATTAAATTTTAAAAATAAAAATTCAGCATTCCTATTTACATATTCTGGAAACAGATGTTTAACAGCCAAACAGTAAATGTAATCTTGTAAGTTGTCATCTTTTTCTTTTCCATTAAATATTTTTTTAGATGTTTTATAATCTCTAATCAGTGCTATTTTTTTATCTTTGTATAAAAACAACTGGTCAATAAAACCTCTAATGTTGTATCCATTTTTTTCTATATCAAAGTCTAACTCTGCATAAGCCTCATCTGGTATACCCAATTCTTCTCCGTGAAAGTTGCAGCTTAAACCATTGAGAATCATTTGTTTAATTAAGTCCATGTTGTCTTCATCATCAACACCCATTTCTTTTGCTTCAGATAATATTTGATCTTTAACAACCTTAACTACAAAAGGGTCTTTTGCTTTAACAATTTTATTGTATTGAGTTTTGGTTTTTTGTTTGGATAAATGTTCAAAAACATTGTGGCATATAGAACCACGTCTAGCTCCATCATTACCTTTTTCTGGCAACTTAAGTTTATATTTAGACCAATATAACCAACTACAAGATTGCGCAGTTTTTATACGGCTTGCTGATAATTTAACTTCCATTTAAAATTTTTATGAGTTTTTTACAGTTACCGTTTTTAAAAAGATATTCGTTACTTTTGATTTCTTTAATAATCCAATCTTGTGTTTTTTTATCTGCTAAGTGCCATTTAAACCTTCTCTCGTGCCATTTATCAAAAGAAACACCGTTGTGTAGCATTTCTCCAAAGTCGTTAGCTAATGGTGGATTGATGCATATTTGATTTAAGTCATATATTTGTGCGAGTTTTGCGGCAGTTTTAATTGTCGCTTGAAGTCCAGAATTTATTTCTTTTTCTTTGTCATTATTCATAGCTATTATAACACGATCTAGATTAAAGCTATTGATAAACGAAATAATTTTTGAAGAAGCGTCTAATCCAAAAGCAACTAAAATATTTCTGTATCCAGATTCATACAAAGCTAAACAGTCACCAATACTTTCTACTATGACTACTTCTTTATCTACTTCAATCAAATGGTTTGGATAAACCCAATCTGTTTTGCGACCCATATGTTTCCATTTGGGTACACCATCACCTTCTTTAACAGTGCGGCCAGAAAAACCGTGTATATTTCCATCTAAATTGTAGATTGGAAAAACTATTCTACGATACATTTTACCATTTCCAGCATATCCACACTTAAATTTTTTTTGAGTTTCTGATGAAATTTTTTTCTTTTCATAAAAACTTCTAATCGGTAAAAGTTTTTCTAAAAAAGATTCTGGGTATATTTTTTCCATTTCTATTTTTTGTTCTGGCTTTTTACGTTCATAATTTTGTACAGCGTCACCTACATATTGTTTTAGTATTTTAGGGTCATTGGTTTTTAATGTTTCTTGTATTAGAGCTTGAAATGGTTTAGATTGATTATCTGCACCAAAATCTTTCCAAACACCGGTGTCTTTATATATTATAATGGCTGTTTTATTTTTTCCATTTCTATATAAAGCATTTGTACGCCAATGATTACCACAATCTTGTAATTGATAACCAAGTTTTTCTAAACTGTCTCTATAGATCGTCAAAAGAAGGTATGTTATCTTGTGTGTGTATTAAGTCGCCACCACTATTTCTAAAAGCGACTATGTCTCTTAAATCTCCACATTCTGTAATGTTAAAGTTTTTGAACTGTAAGTTGATAAAGTTCTTACGTAAGTTGTCATCAACTTGAACTGGTTCACAAGCACCTGCAATATCTTTGCCTAAGTGTCTTGCTTTAACGTTTATAAGTTTGTGTGTGCCAAATGAAGAACCGTCGTCTGCTATTTCATCAGTTGTCTTTTGTCTTAAAATAAACATATGGGAGCAGAATTGTGTGATTCTATCTGATAAGGAGACAATGGATTCATCGTCAACGATGTTTTGAGAGTTTCTGTTATTAGTGATACCACTACGATTAGATTGAACTGAGGTAATCATTGGTATAACTGGTAATCCATCCTCAAGAATTTCTTTTTGTATACATTTTTTAAACTTGTCTACCATTTCTCCAACCATTTGCCACTCTGATTTATTGCTAGATTGTTTATCTGAAGATGTTTTAATATAATCAAATGAAAAAATCATTTTGTTCCCACGACCAACTTGAGAATAGTAAAACCTTTTTAATGTGTTAATCATAGAGTCAACATCCATGCCGCCAACGTTATAATAATAAAATTTAAGTTGTTTAACCTTAGACCAAACAGAGCGAACTTTATTAACAACATCTTCGCCAGCCTGTCTCCATTTACCGCTTTCAAGTAAGTGAGATGGGACACCAGACAAAGCTGCACACTGACGAATTATAAGTTCTTCTTTACTCATTTCTCCGTTGTCGAAATGCAAAACTGGAACATCATATTTCATAGCTACCTTAGTTGAATAGTCCATGCAAAATTGAGTTTTACCTACACCAGAACGAGCAACTATAACAGTAATGTTTCCAGGCCTTAATAAGGAACCATAAATATCATTAATTTTTTCATGAGGGCCAAACATACCAAATTCTTCTACTGGATTATTGCCACGCTCTTCGATGAAGTGTTCCATTTCTTCATAAATATTTTTTGGCACATCGTCACCAACTTCAAATAAATTTATTTTTTCATTATATAGCTTATCAGCTAATTCAACTATTTGAAGATAGGGAACTTCTGTACTGATTGATTTCATCTCATCTGAAATTTTTTGACCAGTAGCATGTATTTCTCTTCTGACGCTATATTTTTTTAATTCTTTTATAGATGTTTGTATCTTATCATCAGAATGTATTTTTCTCATAGATAAAGATCTAACATAATCTAATATATTTATATCTTCTTCGAATTTGATACCTAAATCTTTAATTCTTTGAACTATGATAACATCGTCAATGTTTTCATTTCTTTCTAAAGACTTTCTTAATATAATAAAAAGTGTTTTATGTAACAACGAATTTTTGTCATAAAAATCCTTCTCACTTAAAATGTTAAGATAGTTTACAAATACTTTGGGTTTTTGTAAAAAAGCGGCTAAAACTTGTTTTTCTACTTCGTAGCTATAAATCATATGCCACTATACTGTAGTTAAATTCTAAAAAGTCAAGCGTCTTCTTCGTCTATTTCGGTAGATTGATCGTACGCATTCTCATTTAAATAAGTTTCTAATGCTTTAAGAAGGCCATATTCAGTTACTTGGGTATCGCATTTAGTATATACGATAGGTTCTCCTTTTTCTGTTGAATAAGCTAATATAAAGCCTTTATAAGAAGAAGGCCCTCCAGTTAATTCATAAAGTTGATCTAATATCTTTTGGGGGACTTCAAATTTTTTGAATTTGGGCTTTTCCATGTATTTATTTACACTTCGCTTAAAATTTTATCAAAATATTCTTCTGATAATTCATCATCTGGGTAAATTTCTATCAATTTGATCTCATTTAGTTCACAAAACTCCATTTTTTTGTTGTCTCTACGTATTTGACGTACAAAATTAGCTCTGGTTTTATGAAAATGCTTCACAAATTTGAGATGTTGCGCTCCCTGCACCTCTATAGCTATCTTTTTGGTATGATTGTAGAAGTCTAGGGTAAGTTGTGTACCTGCGACCTTAAACTCCTCATATACGGCATCGTAGCGCCAATGTTTGTGCAAATAAGATCTTACTGTACGTTGGAATTTGCTTCTGCATTTGCCATTCCATTTGATTTTGTACCTGTGTGCATTTCTAACAGGTTTTTCTTTGCCATATAAAGTTATAAAATTCATAAAAAAGCCCTCCCCTTATTATAGGGAGGGCTCATTCGTTTTCAAGTTAAAAGTTGAGAGCGACCCCAAAGTCAGAGGTTGATTCCCACTCTCCATTAGTGCCTTGAGCTGTATTTAAATCATTGTTTAGATAATTTAAGTTAGCGAACACTGTAAGGTGATCTAATGTTGTTTGAACACCAATTGTAGCTAAAGTATAACTGTAATCTGTTTCATACTGAAATGATTCACCATACTCTAATCCAACTGCGATAGCAAAGTGCTCAGTAAGATCTAGATCTGTTCCTACTGCGATATCTGCTGTATATTGACCACCCTCTTCTGTCGTAACAGAAACAAGTGAATCAATACCAAACAAGTTTACCGCATAAGAACTAACTAACTCATAAGCATTTACATCGTTAATAGAAGTAATATATAGTTCTGTAGCAACGTCTCCCATGAAAGTAGAAAGGACAGTACCAACAGTACCGTATAATTCTTCTTCATCAGCTTTTACTTGCTCGATTGAACCGACAAGTGACAGGCCACCAATTACTCCTAGTTCTGAAGACGCTTTAACATACCCAACGTCCGCAGATCCGTAAAGTCCGCCATCGATACGTTTTTCGTAGTTACCTACTTCTACGTCAATGTTCCATGACTTTACCGTTTGTTCTAGTTCTTGTGCCTCTGCTTTATTGCCTCCAAAAATGAAGAAAGCTGCAATAGCTGCGACAACAAGTCCCACTTTAATCTTATTATTTTTTAGTATTTCCATAACTTAAATCAACCCCTACTGAGGGTTAGATAGCCTTTACACTAGTTCGGCTATGTTTGTTTTGAAATAATCGATCAAGAAAGCACACAAAGCTTCATTATCCTCAATTAATTTGAATAAATTAGCCTCTCCTTGTATCTTTTCTGGTAGATCTGGAGCGGACTCCTCTACCAATTCTCTAAATTCTTCTTCAATTGTGATCCAAGCACCTTTTTTAGTGACAAATTCCCACATATAAAGTAAATCTACTAATTCTTTCTCCACCCAAACTGATTTGCCACCAACTCTACCATATCTGATTGGATATGAAATAGTATTATTGGTCTTTTCATTTGGTGATTTTTTGATAGTAACCTTTGCCCAATGTCCAATAATTGGATTTGTTTTAGGGTCTGGTTGTTTTATTGATGGATTTTGTAAAATTAAGTCCGATTTAAACCTTGGCTCAAACTCCATGATATAATTAGCAAAGTGTAACAAAGCATTTCCACCCGTTGCTGACGTCTGACGTATCGGAGCTTTCGTGTATGGGTCTAGTTTGATGTCTGCCCTTACTTGACTGATGAAAATGGCCATATGACCCCTTTTTGCAAGAGATATGGACATTCTCTTCATAAAGTTAGCTGCAATTACGGCTCCACCGGCAACTTTATTGGAATCATAGAAGGATTTATCTATATCTTGTTTAGAAATTAAACCATCTACTGAGTCTAAGATAAAGCAATATTGATGTTCATCTTCATTTTGTTCTACTAAAGTTTTAATCGCATCAACGACAACCTCGTAAATATTACTTTCAAAGACGAAACAAGTGCCAGTTTTCCATTCTTTTGCATCATATACAAACTTAACGCCAGATCTAGCCACCATTTCATTAGATAGACGACCTTCAGCTTTAATATAAAAGCCTTTTGATTTTTTCTGCGTGTTGAGCATGTTTTTCATAACTTCCAAAGCGGCACTAGTTTTACCACCTTCGTTCATCCCAACAAATCTGTGTAAGCCTGGGCCAAAGCCACCATTTAAGTTTAAATCAAGTTGCAAGGAACCACTTGATGCTTTATAATCTACTGATTTCTCAAAGTTGTAATGATCGTCCTTTTTTGCTTTGAGAAACTTATCTAATAATTCTGAATCTGTATCACTCATTTAAATAAATCTTTTGTATTTTTCGGTTTATTATATATGGACTCATAATCTTTTCCACATTTTTCTGATATATCATAGACCATATATTTTGAAAAGTCAACTTTAAAGTTAAAGTTTTTCCATTTCCTATCCATAGTTGGTTTTAAAGCGTCAGATACTAAGTATGCGAGGCTATCATATTTCTTAGGGAAAGTAACAATTTGTAAAAATTCTAAAGAATATCTTTGCTCTAGTTTTTTTAAGAACATCATTTCCCTAGACCAAAAGGCTCTTTTACCTTTGTCTGGTATTTCTATTAGTCTAGCTAATATTTCTTTACGATTCTTTAATGTCATTATCAACCATCCTACGGACTAATGTAGAAAAGTCAACACTTTTTTCCCAATTTAAATCTTTTTGTGCCTCTGATGGATCACCTAATAAAAGTTCTACTTCTGCTGGACGATAAAATTTAGGGTTGATTTTTACAATTACTTTATCTATAGTACCATTAAAATATTTTAATTCTTGATTCATCCCTTTACCATGCCAGAGAAAGCATTTTTTATAAATATCATTATTAATATTAGCATATTCAAAAGCTACATTAATAAAATTTTTAACAGAATGTGTTTCTCCAGAAGCCAATAAATAATCTTTTGGTTTCTCAGCTTTTAACATTAACCAAACAGCCCGAACAAAATCTTCTGCGTGACTCCAATCTCTTTGGGCATCGACATTACCAAGTTCTAAGGGTTCAAAATCTTTACCCTCCTCTATAGCTTTTTTAATTCTAGCAACACCTTTCGTTATTTTTCTTGTCACAAATTCTTCTCCACGTCTTTCTGATTCGTGATTAAACAAATAACCTTGAATAGCAAACAAATCATAAGAATCACGCCAAACTTTAACAATCTGTCTTGCGGCCACTTTGGATGCTCCATAAGGACTGCGAGGTCTAGATGGGTGGTTAAGGTCTTGTGGACTATAAATAACATCACCAAACTCCTCTGAAGATCCAGCGTTATAGTAACGACATTTGGGGCAGTGTTTTCTTATAGCCTCTAATTGGTGTAATACTCCCATAGTATTGTTTTGAAAATGATTCACTGGCATCTTCCAACTTAAACCAACAAAAGAATTTGCGGCAAAATTTATAAAATAATCTGGTTTGATTTCTTCAATACAAGCATTTATGCTATGCTCATCTCCTAAATCCATCTCAATTAAATGAAATCTTGGGTCTAATTTTAAGTGTTTTATATGTTTGTGGTTTGGTACGCTTAATCTACGAATGGCACCATATACCTCCACATCTGTATACTTTAATAAGAACTCGGCCATATAAGAACCGACTTGACCTGTTACACCTGTTACTATTGCTTTCTTCATTTAAAATACTCCTCCGAGTTTACGTTTCTATCATCTATAAATAAATCGTATGCTGGTTTTTTCAACTTAAGTTCGTGATATTTTACCCCAAACTTATCTAGTTGGCTTTTTGTTAAATCATAATAATCTATACCACTAAGGGTGCCTCTAGCAGTCCAATAAACTATTGTGTGACCTTCGTCATACAAGTCGTTTATTTTTTTTATTCTATCTTTCATTGGTTTGGTGTTTTCATAATTCAAACCATCTGTATCTAAAATTGTATTGTCTATATCAACGTATATTATCATATAATAATTCTGCTATTTTAAATTGCCACTCGTAGTCTATATCAAAAGCTTCTAACTCTTCCATTGTGAATAATTCTGGCTGTGCTGGCGATTTATCATCCATCCATAAACCCTCTCCTATCCAATCCATTCTACTTGCATACAAACAGTGTGCTGCTTCGTAAACAGGATCTACAAATTTTGTATTCATTATTGTTGACCCTTTCCAATCTGTAATTGGTTTTAAATCTTTATCCCAATAATATGTTTTCTTTTCAAAGACCGCAAAACTTCCATCTTTATCTGATTGAATAAATGATTCTATAAAAGCGTCAATAGTTTCTACTTTTAATAATGGATTACAAGCGCTAATTAAAATTACATATTTATAAGGTAAAACATTATACCACTCATATATTTCCGACAAAGGTTGACCTTCAGATTTAGCTGATTCTTCCGATCTCTCGTATATATTAATTCTGTTTTCTCTAGCGACTTCTTTTAATTCTTCTTCGTAAGCCGATAAAAAAATATTAGACTGAGAAATATTTTTTAAATTTTTTAATTTTTTAAAAAGTATATCTACTAAATTGCTATTGGAAAAAGGCTTGAGCATTTTACCAGGCACTCTTTCTGATCCAAGTCTAGCTTGAACCACTATACATATTTCATCTTTATTTTTCATATTTTGCTTCTGTTATAAATAATTTTTTACCGTCACTACATTCTATAAAGGCATTTGGATAAGGGTCTTGTAAAGCTCTTATTTTATTGTATAAATATTTTGCAGAACTATTTTTTATATCTTCTATGGTTATTTGACTTTGACTTGGTAATCTTCTACTAAAATATGTTGGTTGTCCTTTTTGTTCGTGTGTTTCAATATTTGGAAAATCTTTTAAAACGTCCAAACTTAACTCAAAACCTACATCTATTATACGATCAAATACATTATTTAAACCACCAGATAGAGAAAAGTTTTTTTGTTTAATTATTTCTCCTTCGTCCATTTTATTGTTTACTTTAAAAAGTGTTACTGCGCTTTTTTCTTCTCCATTTATAATTTGATTTTGTATTGGAGAACCGCCTCTATATTTGGGTAATTTAGAAGGATGTAACATTATTGAATAATATTTGTTTAATATGTTTTCTGGTATAATCCAACTCCAACCATACCAAAGTATTAAATCGGGATTAAAATCATTAACCAATTCATCGGAATATTGTTCTTTGCTATTTATGTATAAAAAAGAATGTTCTTTTTGTAGGGCATCTTCTAATTTTCTATAAATAGTTTTAGCCCAATCTCTATATGTACAGCATAAAATCTTCATAAAAAACTTCTTATTGTTCTAAAGGCTTCTGCGTATTTGTGGCCACACTGAGCGCCTCTGAATTGAGCTAAAGATTCTATTGCAGTGTCGCTTCTGGGGTGTGGAAATGGTTGCATTTCACTTGTATAATGTCTTAATGCTTCTATTTTCGTTTTAATATCTTCTTTGGAAAGTTTGTAAAACAAATTTGGAGTAAATGAATTTTTAAAACCCCATTCAGTGCTACTTAAAACTTCATAACTTACTAAGTGTTCTACTCCAGAGTTTGGTCTGGTTGCTATTATTGTAGAATTATAAACTATCTTGTGATCAATATTTGAGTCAGAATCAGAATGTGTAAAAACTATATCTGGTTTATGGGATGTAATTTCTTTTTCTATTGCTCTAGTGATTTCTAAATGCCCAACTGTATCAAGTTTACAGCAGGGAAAATCGTAGAATTGATATTTGGATACGTTTAAATATTCAAGAGCAGAAATGGCAGACTGCATTCTTAAGGATTCTGCTTGAAGACATTCTTCTGATTGAGGGTCTTTAAATCTAACACTAGAACCTTCGGCTATAAAAACAACCTTAAAATCATTT